CCCCTAAACAGGGGTTACCTGGGGCGTTAGAACGGCGTTGCCAACGTTCCAACACCGAACAGGCAGCCCTGGATCGCCCATAAGGTCGTGGAGATCGCAGTCAGCCTGAAGTTCGTGCCAACCAATCGGCCCGTCAGGTCCGAATCCGCCGTGTAGTTGGTCGTGGTCGTGCCGTCGGCAACAAAGCTGTCGCCGCCTTCCGCCACGGCCGTGGACGATGAGTCCACCGCGCCGATGATGAAAGTACTTGCCGAGTCAGTCGTCACCGAGTACGTGCCCGTGCCAGTCACGGTGACCACGAAGTCGAAGAACATACCGACATCACGCGCCGCGATCGGTGGCAACGTAATTGCCTGACCGGCTGCCGTGCTGAAGATGACCAGAGCACCAGACTCTGACTTCTTCAGGATGCGTCCGGTCGTCCAGCCCGTGATAACTTCGCGTGCGTTCCCTTTGATCACGCAGCCATCGCCGCCGCTGTAACCAAGGGCTTCTCGGGTAACAGGAATCGTCATGTCATGTCTCCTAGCTAAATGCCCTTAGTTGCTGATCCTGCATGCCCACTCCGGCCGCAGGGTCTTCCAGCCATACAGGATGTCCAGACGCAACAGCATCTCGTCGTTGCGAATGTCCGAGCCCTGCCACACACGCAGGCTCAGTCCATCCTGCACCCGGCGCACGCACTTGATCGCGTCATCCATCAACGGCAGATCTGCCGTAACGAACGTAAACGCCTCTTTGTGGTACATCAGGTTCTGTCGATAGGCGCCCGAAGCCGACCCGAACATCACCGTGGCATCATCCTCAAGCTCCGCAGCGGCACCCGTTGCGGTCCAGGCGTTCTGCCGCGCACCCGCGATGTAGATCGGCGGCTCGAAGGTGATGTCAGCTTGGTTGCTCGACACCGTGCCCACAGCCGTCACAACGAGCTGCTTGAGGTGTGAATACTTCTGCTTCGTCTCCGGATGGCAGTCGTACAGACCTGCAATGGTGAAGACGGTGCCGACCGAAGGACCGGCCGTACCCATCGCATCGAAGTTCAGCACCGTGATGGGAGTGGTCGGATCCGAGTCGTGAGCTGCAAGGCGCGTCACGTCATCCACAGCCCAGGCAACGTCCGCATCCGATCCGTTGGTATGCGTCGGAGTCTTCTCCTGCTCATACCAATCGGCCATGGCGTTACGGCTGTAGAAGCCTTCGCGGAAGGCTTCCTTGAGCTGTGCACTGTCGTGAAACAGTGCCTTGTTGCCGTTCACGATCGTGCCCATCGTCACGGAATCGAGCTGCAAACATCGATCCGCTGCGGGCGCCAGCTGTTGATTCAACTTCGCACGAGCGCCAGTGATGGCAGAGATATCACCCGAGGTGCCAACCACCGTTCCCGCCGTACCGGTCAGCTGGTAGACGTGCTTTACCACATCGGTCAAAACGTCACCCTCGATGCCGGCCACGAGCACCTTCACCGCGGGCTCGATATACCGACGTGACAGTTCGTCGATCGAAAGTGACAACTCTGCGGAGTTGAACTTCAAGTCGACGCCGTCCTGCGTGGCAACCGTCACCGTCTGCGTGGTCTCTTTGGTGTCCTGCGCCACCATGATGCGAGAGCCTTGCCGACGTGTGTACTGATTGGGGTTACGAACGCGCAGCGTGTCGCCGATCTTCGCGCCAGTTCGGGCGTATGAATCGTCGTAGCTGCGGTCGATGGTTCCGAGGAAAGACAGTTTCTCATGCGCAATGCGCAGAGATTCGCGTGCCACCATATCGATGACACTGAGAGTGTTACTCATGTGTGGAAATCCTTAAATCAGCGCCGTTGCGCTATCTGTCGTTTCCGCCATTTCGCGAACTCCGCATCGGTCATCTGGCTCGGGTCTTTCTCAACCGCGGGCTCAGTTGCATCGATCTTTGGAGGCGGTGGCGGGGCCTTGCTGACAGGCTTGGCTTTTGCTTGCTCACGCTCGATCGCAAGCTTGGCGTCGATACGCCCTAGTTCTACGGCGGCGAGGTTGTCGGGCAGAGAGTTGATTCGAGCCGCTACATCCGGGTTTTTCCCCAGGTAGTAAGCGACACGCGGGCCTTCATCCATGGCCATCACCAAATTCGCTACGTGTTCGTCAATGCGCGCGTAGTACGCAACGTCCTCGTAGTCCTCGATCTCGGTTTTGAACTTCGACTCGAGTTCTTTGAATTTGGCGATCTGCTCCTTGCGGGTTCTCTCTGACTCCTTCGTGGTGCGCGTCTGTTCGAGCTTCTGTGCCGCCCTATCGGCGGCGACTTCGGCCACGTACTCTGCGTACCGTTCCTCGTCGTACTCAAAATCTGCGAGCTTTTTGAGCGGTTGCCTGGCTTCGGACTGCTTCGGCTGGGGTTCAGCATTGCGCTGAAGAGTTGCCAGCCGCTGCTCACGTTCGAAATCACGCTCGCGCTCGGTTTGCCGTAATTGCCATGTCAGTTTGTCGATTCGCTTCTGAATCGCATCGCCCTTGGGCTGCTTTTCAGACTTATCGCTGGTATCGACAGCGCCGGTGGATGATTCCGGAGGCACAACCTGTTCGGCTGTGTTTGCATCATGCGCAGGCGTCTCTACGACGGCCTGTTGGGTCGTATCGGTCATGTGGATCTCAGGGAAGCACCGGGAACCGCCCGGAGTCGGGAATCGATCAGGGCTTAGGTTTTGGCTTCGGCTTGTTCGCCTTCGCCTGCCTCAAGTCCTGCTGGTGCGAAGCTTTCATCTGCTGCACCGTCATTTGGGTCTGCTGATCTTTCAGCGCGTGCTGACCGTCTTTGACGGTGTCTTGCACGTCGCGCTTCTTCGTCTCGAGCTGATGCGAGCCCTGCGTCACTGCATCCGAGATGTCGCGCTCGGTCTGCTCGTGGTGGTGAATGCTCTCGGTGACGGCGTGCGTCGCCTTCTGCTGGGCCAGCTGGATCTTGAGTAGCGCGTTCTCGACTTCCTTGGCGAGCAGTGCTCTGTCGTTGGCCAGCGTGTCTTGGGCTGTCTTTAGCTGAAGCTCAGCGCCCTTGAGATTGGCCTGCGCGAGCTGCGCTGCTGCCTTGTCGCCAGCCGCCTTGGCCATCTCTTGTTGGAGTTCTTTCTGTGCAGCCTCAACGAGCTGACCATGCTCCTGCACCATCTGCTGAGCCTGCTGCACTTGGGCCATCGCCGCCTGAACTTCCGGCGGCAGTTCCTTGCCTTCGGTCAGCATCTGCTGAATCGGCGGTGGCAACAGCTTCTGTCGACGCTCTGCAATCTCCTGCGCGTAAGGCAGGTCGAGCGCCTTGTAGACGAGATCGCCGGCTGACACCATCAGCCCTTCATCCACACCGGCCATCTGCGTGTATGCCTCTGCGGCTTCCATACGCCGCGTGGCATATGACGGCCCGACTGTGATCGCAGTGTCGAAGCGACCGCGGCTCAGGTCGTTGATGACCTTGCCCGTCATCGGGTCGCGCTTGTTGACGGTCTCGTAGCTCTCTTTGCCGTCGACACCGAGAATTCGGATGGTTGTCTCGGTGTCGTATACCTTCGGGAACAGGTCAACCAGGATCTCCCAGGTGCGCTTGACGCCCTTGCCCATGTTGTCCTGATAATTGAAGTTAGCGATCTCACCCTGTGCCTTGCGAGCGTTGATCGCCTTGCCCGAGGTCTCATTGCCCTTCGCGCCGAGGCTTGCATCGTAGATGCCGGTCACCGCCTTGATGTCATCGCTCGCGATCTGCATCTCTTGCACGAGCGCCGCGGGGATGTTTGGTCCACCCTGTCGGACTGGAGGCGCACCGTTGTTGGCTAGCGGATCAGGGTTGTACAGATTGAATGGGTAGTTCTTCTTGTGCGCCTCGGCCAGGTGATTTTCGAGCCCCGCAATTTGCTTGGGCGTCATCCACGGCTTGTCTTGCGGTGCGAGTGCAACCGCTTCGATCGCACTGGTGCGCGAATAGTTATAGGCGCGCTGTGGATCCTTGCCGGCACGAGTGATGCCGTTCCAGTAGACCTTGCCTTCGATGACAACGTACTCACCGTACACCATGACCCATGGATGTTGGGAGCCAGCCCATTCGACCGGGCCTTCAACAATTGCCTTGCCAGAGGCGATGCACATCATGATCTTGTGACATCGCTGCAATCGGCGTTTGACGATCGTAACGCCTTGAGGTGGCGTTACAGAATTTCCATCATCGTCCAATTCATCGATGACCGAACCGTCAGACAGCAGCAGCAGGGTCTTGTCGTACGGTTCTTTGTACCAATACTCCCCGATGCGGACTTGGTCGTCGCTCTCCCAGTCGTCATCGTCATCGAACTCTGTGTCATCCAGGTTGACCGGATCCGCTTTGGGCCATCGCGCCTTGAACGACGATTGGCTGATCTTGTCGGTGTACCACCAGTCTTCAGCATCACGCTTGAGCAGATCCTTTGCCGATGGATCGCAGTACAGACAGAGTGGGTTTAACAAAGGATCGATGTCGATGACCTGACTGAACGAATCATCGGCGTATTCGAGTGTGACTCGCCAGGCGCCCATGCCCGCGCCGACCTGATATTCGGCGGCGTAATCAGTAACGGTGTCGAAGTCAGCATTTGCAACAACGTTGCGAATGCCTCCCTCGAGGATGCTCGCTGTTTTGACGTCGCCATCTTCAGCGGCGCGCACTTTGCCCATCGGCCGATTCTCGCGCATCTGATTGATGACGCTCTTGACCGAGACGTTGAGCTTGTTGAACTCATACATTGGCCGATCTTTGCCGCGCTCCTTCTTGGTCAGTTCGTCCCACTGATTTCCAGGCACACGAAGAAACTTCATGTCCTCGATGGCGAGCTGACGGTTCTCTCGGTCGGCATCCATCATGATCTTGGCGCGCTTGCGGATTTTGACCAGCAGATCCTTGTCTGCCTTCTTCTCCGCCTTTGTTTTAGCCATTAACCGCGCCTGAATGCCTTGTATGGATCGATCACTGCGTGCGTGTCGTTGCTCAATTGATCGGCCACGATGGCCAGATACCGCGTACCGTCTGAGCCATTCGAACTGTCGTCATGGAGCGGCGTTGATGCTTGACCTTCGGTATTCACACGCCTGCGATAGCGGCCGAGTCGATTGACCAGCTCGGAAGCGTGTGTCTTGTCGATGTAGAAGCGAGGGAATACCTCGCGGGTCTTGCGGATGCCCTGCTCCAGACCGATGTCAGGAACGATCTCGACATCCCAGCCAAGTGCCCGGAATTGCTCCTCTGCGCTCGCTCCAGTGACGTGCTTGGCCTTGCCGTCATGAGGCAGGTACAGCTTGCCGTAGTTGAGCTTCAGGTCCGTCAGCTCCTGGTGATAGCTCGGGATGTAGCGCATCCGGTCTTCGATGTACCGGATAACGCGAATCTCCGAGCCCAGGCGCTGCACCAGCAGGAGCGCCATGAAGTCGTTAAAACCCAGGTCCGTGATGACGTGGACCTTGAGCATCGGGTCATACGGAACATTGCACAGACGCCCGCTGCTCTTGAGCTTTGAGACTTCGTTGTAGTAAATCGCGCCTTCAACGGCTGGGCGACACTCGCCCTCGTAAATGTGGGCATAGTCGTCAGGCGCATCGCGCTTCATCTTCTCGCGGGCTGCATCCAGCACCGTGGAGCGCCACGGGTTGTCCTGCCAGTTCATCTTCGTGACGATGCTGTCGGGCGGTGGACTTAGCACGAGGCGCTTGTACGTCTCGTCCGTGTCCATGTCCGGGTTGAATGACACCCAGATCTCGGAGCCGGGCGCGCGGATCGTCGGCTCAAGCAGATCCCAGCTACGCTTGCTGATCGTCTGCGCTTCTTCAACCCAGCAGATCGTCGTACCTTCGAACGACTTGATGCTGGTGGCCGTCTGGCCGCTCAGCCCGTGAAAGCTGATCTGCGTGCCGTTCGCACCCCTGATGTAGTTCTGCTGAACTTCGTAGAAGTCTTCGAGCCCCAGCGCTGACACCAAGTCTTTGAGCAGCTGATGGACCGACTCAGATATCGATTTCTGAATCTCACGCGTACAGAGGATGCGCTCGGATTTCGCCCTGCCTCGGATGAGCAGCATCCGAGCGATTGAGTGCGATTTCGACGAATCGCGGCCGCCGTAAAGAACTTTCCAACGTTTCGCAGGAACAAGTGTGTCGACTGCCTTCCGAGGAAGGTCAATTGCCAGCTGCATCCACGGCTCGGATCACAATCTCATTGAGGGTCTTGATGGGATTGTCATCGTCATCACCACCGACAATGGCCTGCGCGGGCTTGCCGTCCAGGCGGTTGCCGATCTCTGCGATGGAGTCCTTGTCTCCGGACAAGGCCTTCAGCACCACCACTTCGGCGATCTTGTCCAACGCCTGCCCGGCCTGGATCTTCCCGTCATCGGTTGCGAACCGCGCGAGTGCTTTGTTCAAAGCATCCTGCCAGCGCTTTGCTTTCTTGGCATTCTGGTTTCCAACTGGAGCAGCCACGTTAATTCAACCGCAATCGTTTGATTTTTCTAATCGTTGGTAATGCCAGCCAGGTTGCGGACCCAGTACTCAATTTCGTCCGTTCGCTGGGTTGCTGTGCCCGTATCTGCTTGGACCGTGACCACTCGCTTTTCGAAGCGACGCTCACGACGAGCGGCCTGGTACAGATCGTTGTCGGTGGCCGTTACGGCGATGTCGACCGTTGCGGCCGGGCTGAGCGAGGTCCAATCTCGCACTACCCGGTCATTCGAGAGGTCGCGAATCAGATAGCGCGCAGTCGTCGGTGAGACGAGATCGCCGGTCTCATTGAAGAAACGAGCCCGCACCGTCATGGCGCTGGAC